TAGAAACTAGGTTATTTGACTGTGAGTTTATGGATTATGCAGAAATTGATGATATTGCCACTACAACAGGTTTAGTTGTTAAAACACTAAATGCTGATGGTACAGTCAATGAAACACTAACTATAGACACAGATTTCTATGTAGCTCCTTATAACAATGACAAACTAGATCCAAAGCTACCATTTACAAAGATAGTAATGGCTATGGAGAACTCAGGTAAAGTATTACCTACATCACACAGACAGGGATTATCAGTAACAGCTAAGTTTGGAAGTCCAATACAAGAGGGCAACAATCCTGTTCCTGCAGCTATTGCACAGGCATCACTTATTCAGGGTGCTAGATATTGGCAAAGAAAAAACAGTCCTATGGGCTTTAGTGGTAATCCAGAAACAGGACAAGCTCCAATAATATTTCTTTCAGAGCTTGATCCAGATGTTAAAAACTTAATTAAAGGGTTTAAAAAAACTACAGTAACTCTTGCATCAGGTAGACCTTATGTTGGCTTAACAGCTATAAACAACAATAGGCACTATGGTGCATGAAACTAACACTTAATGGAGCTTTAGACTTATCTAGGGCAATCAATTCACAATCTATCTGGAATAAAAGAAGTAATGATTTCTTTAACAAACTAGCTTTAGAATTAAAAGAAGATTCACTAGCAAGATTAAGCCTACCTCCATCTCCTAGATCACAAGCAGGGAGAGGTAACAAAAACACAGGTAATACAAGAAGAAGTGTATTTACTGCAAAACTAGGTAACACTAACAGGCTAAGGATGTCTGAGGGGTTTAAATTAGCTTCTAGTAGTCCAACAGCTCCTTTTATACATGGTAAGCCAATCTATAGAGGGTTTAGTCCTGTTAAGAAAACAAAGCCTTTCTTTCCACCTTACAAAGAGGGATCAAGTTTAGCTAAGTGGGCAAAGAGGGGAACACCTAAATTAAATCCATTCTTAGTTGCAAGAGCAATATCTAAGAGAGGCTTAAAGATGAAGCCTTTTATTGGTGGTGTTGTCTATGAAAAGCAAAAAGAAATAAAAGCAGGAGCAGAGGATATGTTAGAATCTATAGCAAGAGATATAGCTAGGAGTGTAAAATAATGGCTACCTTAACAGGCATTAGAGATGGTTTAAAAACAAATTTAGAAACAATATCAGGGTTAACTGCTTATGAGTATGTTCCTGATTGGATTGAGCCACCTATAGCATTAGTAGCTCCATTGAATAGTTTAAACTATGATTCAACAATGGCTAGAGGCTCAGATACCTATGAGATACCTATAGTGGTGTATATATCAAGAGTAGATGCACAGACTGCACAAGATGGTGTAGATGCTTACTTAGCTTCTTCTGGGGCAACCTCAGTTAAAGCAGCTATAGAAAGTGATCCTACTTTGGGTGGTGCTGCTATGTCTGTTAGAGTTATAAGTGCAACAGATTATGGAGAGTATGAAGTAACACAGGGAACTAGCTTTCTTGGTGTAACATTCAATATAGAGGTAATAGCATAATGAAAATAAAAATATTAATTGGAAGTAATTATCCAGAAAAAAATGGCAAAGAAATTAGGGTTGAAGCAGGAGAAATCTGTGATGTACCAGATAAGATTGCTAAAAGTTTGATAAAGAATAAAGCTGCAGTAAAATTTGATAGTAAAATGGCAAAAGAGGAAGAGGAATAAATGCCAACATTTAATCATGGTAAAAATGCTGTTGTACTATTAGATAATACAAATCTATCTACAACACTTACAGATGCAAGTGTATCTTTAACAGCAGATGTAGCTGAAACATCAACATTTACAGCAAGTAGCAAAACTTTTGTTTCTGGGCTTAAAGATGGAACAGCAACTCTTTCAGGTTATTTTGAGAGTTCTAGTCCAGATGCAGATGCAGAGTTTTTATCACAACTAGGTAGCTCAGGTAGTGCTTTTTCAATAGCTCCTATTGGCTACACAAGAGGCAACCCTACAGAGTTTGGTAGTGTGATTGAAACTTCTTATGATAGATCAGCAGACATTGGCTCAGTAGTTGCAGTAGCTGTAGCATTCCAATTTGATGGAGATGCTTATAATGGCAAGAGCTTATTAGCTCCAACAGCTACAACAGGATCATCTAATCAAACAGGGGTAGATTATGGAGCAGCAGGTACTAATGGTGGTGCAGGAGTGCTACATTGTACTGTAAGTTCTGGATCTCCTACATTAGATGTTAAAATACAAACAAGTGCTGATAATGTATCTTATTCTGATTATATAACTTTTACTCAGGCAACAGGTACAACATCAGAATTAAAGACAAGTGCAAGTAACCCTGCAAGATATGCTAGAGCTGTTCTAACTTTTGGTGGAACAGGTAGCATAACAGCAGCAATTAGCTTTGCACAGAAATAAATATAGAGGAGAAAGATAAATGCCAACATTTACACATGGAAAGAATGCAGCATTCAAGATTGATGATTCTGGTGGAACTTTAAGAGATATATCTAATGTTCTTACTGATGTTTCTATTTCAAGAACAGCTGATGTAGCTGAGGTTTCAGCATTTTCAAATTCTAGCAAAGCTTTTGTTAGTGGATTGAAAGATGCAACTATGACCATCTCAGGCTCTTTTGATGCAACTGTTGATGGTTACCTTTCTGGAATACTTGGAGCAGAGGGATCTTTTGAGTTCTATCCTATTGGAACAACAGGAGGACTACCTAAAGCATCAGGAGAAGCAATAATGACTTCTTATGATAGAACACCTGATATAGGTGGAGCTGTTACTTTTACAGCTGCTTTTCAAGTTTCTGGAGATGTAACTGAGGGAACTGCTTAAAATATAATTAAGTAATTCACAACAGAAAAGAGGACAGCATGAAAAGGCTTAAACTAGATGATATATCTAATGCTCCTGCACTTCCTACTAAAGAAATAGAGATTTCTGAATGGGATGCAACAGTTATTGTTACAGGGTTAACTAAAGCTGATGCAGTAAAAATAAATCAACTTTCAGAGGTTGATAGTGTAAGGGATGAAGTCCTTTTTGAAAAACATTTACTACTAACAGGATTAAAAGATCCAGAGTTTGAATCAATAGAACAAGTTGAAGAGTTTTATGCTAAAGCTACACCTAATATTGTAGATAAAATCCTTATGGGGATTTATAGGTGCATGGCTTGGACTAAGGAGGATCAAGCTAATATAGCTGATCAGTTTCCAGAATAATACAGAACTAGCTTTTGAATTTAGATTAGCTATGGATTTAGGAATGACTGTTGATACTCTTAGAAAATCTTTGAGTGTGCAAGAATTTGAGTCTTGGAAGTTATACTACATAGATAAGAATAAAAAAGAGCAGAAAGCCATAACAGAGGCTAAAGCTCAATCTAAATTGAGGAGATAAAAATGGCAAGAGCCACTTTAGAGATGTTTTTAAAGCTCACAGGAGCAAATAAAACTTCACAGGGTTTAGACAAAGTTTCTAAGTCAACTAAAGAATTAGATAAAGATGTTGATAATGCAGCTAAATCTAATGCACAATTTGCTGCAGGTATGTCTGGGCTTACTAAAACAGCTATTGCAGGTGCAGCAGCTTTTGCAGCTAAACAACTTGCAGACTTTGCAATCTCTTCTATTCAAGCAGCATCAGCAGCACAAGAAGCTGCAGGAGCTTTTGGAACTACTTTTGGTGGTGCAGCAGAAAAATTAAGTACAGAACTAGAAAAAAATGCCAACATGTTTGGTTTAACTACATCAGAGGCTAAACAATTAGTAGGTGTATTTGGTGCTGTTGCTCAAGGTTTAGGATTTACACAAAATGAATCAGCAGATTTATCAGCTAGGTTATTTTCACTAGCAGGAGATATTGCCTCATTCAACAACATAACAGCAGGTGCAACTCCTGTTTTACAGGCTTTTAGATCAGCTATTGTTGGAGAAAGGGAAGCTCTAAAAACTTATGGTATTTCAGTACAGGAAGCAGAGGTACAAACTAAAGCATTCTCAATGACAGGTAAAAGAAGTGCTGATGAACTTACTAAACAAGAAAAAGCCTTAGCAACAACAGAATTAATATTTGAAAGAGCTGCAGTACAAATTGGTAATGCTGAAAGAGAAGCAGGGGGTTTTGCTGCACAGATGTTACTAACTAGATCAGCAACACAAGAATTAAGAGAGGAAGTAGGTGCAGAATTGTTACCTGCTGCAGGAGAACTGTTAGGAGTATTTAATAATTTTGTTAGTGATATATCTCCTGCTGTTGTATCAGGCTTTAGCTTAATTAATGATGCTATTGTAGCTACAGTTGATTCAACACAAAAAGGAACAACACAACTTAACAAATACTTTAGAACATTCATACTAGGGCAAAATGCACTTAAAGGAGATGCTGATGCTTTAGAAACTCTTAATAAAGAAATGCAAAAAGAAACTGAGATACTTAATGAAAACTCTGTACAAATAATAAGTAATACAGGGCTTTCTTTAGATTTCTTAGATGTCATTAACAAGATGAACAATGCTTATGCACAAGAGTTTACTAATTTACAAAAAACCAGACTTGGTTTACTTACTAATGAAACACAGACTAAAAAACTATCAAACACAATAAGAACTAAACTGAATCCAATATTTGGAGAACAAAATAGCTTAATTATGTCCAATATTGGCTTAGAGCTAGAAAGATCAAAGATAATGGATCTTATTAGTTCTGCTAATGATGATGTAGCTAGAGCAACTAGAAACAGGAATCAGGCTTCTAAAGATTTAGAAAGATTACAAATAGATGAGAATGTTAGAGATGCAGAAGCTGCAATTAGAAAGAATGAACTATCAACACAGATTGCACTACTTACACAAGCTAAACAAAATGGGAAAGATGTAACTGCAGAACTTGCTTTAGCAGAGGCAGAGTTAGCAGAGGCAGAGTTTGAACTAGCTAATGATTCAGATGCACTTAGACTTGCAAGAGAAAGATTAGATTTAGCTGAAAGCAACTTAACAAAATCTACAGATTTTCAAACAGCTGCACAACAAAGAAGCAGGGATATGCTTTATGAAACTATTGATGCTACTAATGAATTAACTAACTCAACTAAAAAATTAATAGATCAACAGTCTTTAATACAACAGTTTAGAGCAATAGAAACAGCTCCAATATCTAGGCAATTTCCTACTCCTGCTCCTATAACAGCTCCTGTTGTAAGTGATCAGGCTTCTGTGTCTGCTCCTAGTGGTGGACAAGCACAACAGGAAGTAAGTGTAAAAGTAGAGCTTTCAGACAATGCAGAAGATTTTCTACAGGTTACACAAGAAAGATTAGCCAAAAAAGGTTATGCTATTAGATAATGAGTGTTCCTTTTGATTCTAATGTTGATTTAACAGTAGAGATTGCTTTTGACTCTAATCCACTAGATAGCACACAAACTTTTACTGATGTTTCTCCTTATCTAAGGAGATTTAGTATAAACAGAGGTAGAGCAACTAACCTTTCAGACTTTAACCCTGCTGCAGTAACAGTTGTGCTTACAAACACAGATAATAGGTTTAGTCCTAATCAAACTACACATTATTATGATGCAACAAACAATAGAACTAAGGTACAACCATTAAAAAGAATAAGAATTAAAGCTGCTTATGGTGGCTCTACATATACTCTTTTTCATGGCTTTGTAGAAAGTTTTCCTGTTAATTATCCTGCACAGGGATCTGATTCAGAAACTAAAATACAATGTGTAGATGCTTTTAAACTGTTTAACAATGCTACTTTAAATGGCTTTGGTTGGCAGTTAGGTATTTCTAAACTAGGTACAAACACTAGGCTTACACTTACACAAGCACAAGAATTAAGCTCTGTAAGGGCTAAAAACATACTTGATAGCTTTGGTTATACAAATCAGGCAATATCTACAGGACAACTAGAAGTGCAGGTACAACCAGAAACAGATACTGTATTAGCTGCACTTAGAGCTGTAGAACTAGCAGAGAATGGCACATTCTTTATTGCTGCTAATGGAGATGCAACTTTTAGAGATAGAAACTATAGATTGGCTAACACAACTACACCAGAAGCTAATTTTGGGCAGGGTGTAGGAGAGCTAAACTATGTTGATATAAAAAGCTCTTATGATGATGAAAAAATCATAAACACAGTCCAGAGGACTAGAACAAGTGGTACAACACAGATTGCAGTAAGTGCAGACTCAGTAGATA